GTTGACGTATCCGCTGACAGCTGTAACAACGCCTGCGAAGCCTGCTTTGATGCCGTTGAATACTGTGCTTGCAATGTTGCCGACTGCTTCGAATGCTTTGCCAAAAATGTTGAACTTGGCTTGGAGAATGACTAGGGCCGCGCCGACAGCAACTATCGCAACTACTAGCAAGAAGATCGGGTTAAGTGCCATGACAGCGTTGAAGGCTGCTTGGACGGCTGTGAAAGCGGTAGTGGCTGCAGTCCAGGCTTTCATCGCAAAGTTCACCGCAATAATGGCTGTGGCAATGCTTGCGATGGCTCCGCCGACGACAAGAAATGTCGTGGTGTTTTCTTGAGCCCAGGTTCCTAGACGCTCAATAAATGGGAGGACGGCTTGGATCGCTGGGAGTAATGCTGCACCGATTGACTCCTTGGTTTCGGCAAGGCCGATAGACAGTCTTTTGAAACGTCCTTCCGCGGTGTCTGCAGCTGCAGCAGCGTCTCCTCCGAAAGTGTCCGCCAGTACGCTCATCGCGCCCTCGACATCTAGCCCGTCTTTGAGGAGTGTCTTCATGCGCGGATCTAGGGCTTTGAGTCCTTTGTCGTTTCCTGCGTAAGCCTTGGCGAGCGCGTCGGAAACTGTGGCGAGGTCTTTGCCTGTGCCTGCAGCGATGTCTTGAGCAAGTCGGAGCCCTGCCTGGGCTTCCTCAAGGTTCTCTGTGCCGGTGACAAGTTTCGCGAGCGCTGGACGTAGTTCGTCGTCGGCGGTAGCGGTCGCCATTGACAGCGAGGAAATGAAGTCTTCATTTTTTTTGATTGCCGAGTCTGAGGCATTGGTGACGCCTCGGATGTTGCGAGCCAGTTGTTCTTGAGCTGCTGCGTCTTCCATTGCGCCCTTGACAGCATCGAAGGCTGCAGCGCCGACAGCGACTAGAGCTGCTGCTGCTGGGACGGCTGCTTTCTTGATAGCAAACTGGGCTTTCTCGCCGACGGTTTCAAGTTGCTTAAACTCGCGGATCGCTTTATCTACGCCAGCGCCGACGTATTCGGTAATGATCGGGATGTTGATAGCCATTAGCGCGTCTCCTCGTTAACTTTCTTCATTACGTCGCGCACAAGATCCGACAGACCTTGCTCGACGTCTGGGAGATGTTTTTCTGCCGTAGGCCACAAGACTCGAGGGGCTCTGTCTCTGAGATTGCTGTTGAAGTTTGTGCCTGGGTTCGCCTTGCCAGCGACCTCAAAGATCGCGCCTGCTGGGTCGCTCTGGGTCACATAAAGCACGGCGGACTTGTTTCGGCGCGTAGAAGTTTTGAACTTAACGCCCGAGCGAACCTTGTTCACCGTCCAAGGTAGAAGAGTCCGACCGCGCTTGTCTGTCCACTTGTACTTCATGCCCGACAAAGGCATCGAAGGATAAGCGCCTTTTGCCTCGGCGATAAGTGGCGCGACAATGTTTTTGGCGTCACGGTTGAACTGCTTGCGATACTCGGGGTCAATGCTTTTGAGAGCTTTGATAGCAGCTGCACCGCCGACGAATTCGGTTCGCGCTGTTGCTGTCATTATTTGCTCTTTCTCTGAGTGTTAATTACATCTACGCAAGTCATGAGATCCTGCAAAGTGAAGTCTATGTCTGGGGGCCAGTAGCCAGTCTCGACAAGTAACTCGGCGAGCGTTCTTGCTACTGATCCCCTTCGGTGGGGTTTGCTGCTTCATTCTCCAACACATCCAGAGTGACAAGTTTTTTGAGGAAGTCGTCCAGTTGTAATGGTGGAGCAAAATTTCCAGTCTTGGCTGCTTCGTGAGCTAGGAACCCGAGTTGCTCTATTGAGATCCCGTTTGCTAGATCGGACGCTTTGACTTTGTATTTTCGCTCTAGTTGAATGATGTGGTAGAGGTTGGTTTCGACGATGTAGTCGTCTCCGCCTGTGTTAACTCTGATAGATAGTTTCATGGTTTCCTTTGCACGGTAAAGGGTTGTTGATGGTTAGGGGGCGGTGACGTCGCGTACCCATGTGCCGTTAGTGAACGACAGCGAAACGACAGCTAATTCTCCAACGGTTGACATGATGGCCTGGTTGGTCTCGAGGGTACAGTTCGTAATCGTGAACTCTGGATTACTGGCGGACTCTGTTGTGCCTGAAGGTGAAACGACGATGACGGCGCTTCCAGCGGTTTGAATTGCTGCCATGAGCGTTTCAATTTCGCCGACGCCGTAGGAGAGGAATAATTCCATCTCAACGGAGACACTTTGCAACCCCTGGACTGCACGTCGGCCTGTATCGCCGAAGGCGGTGCTTTCCAGGTATTCGTATCCGACCGATACGGAACATGACCGGCAATTATCGCTTACGTCGTATGCGGTTCCGCCTGTGGGGGTGATGTTAATAGTTGCGTTTCCGAGGAATGTTGTAGTAGCCATATTTTTCTCCTGTTATGGGTTTCTTGAAGTTGCCACACGAACGGTGAGGTCGTATGACGGGATGTCTTGTGATCCGATGGTCGTGACAGATGGAGCGCCCGAGATGAGGGAGATCGCGCTGTTCATGATTGTGTCGGCTGTGGTGATGAGGTAGTCCTCGGCGTCGCTGTTTCCTGGGGGAGCTGCGAGGATCCTGAGGCCGAAAGTGATTTCGGCGATGTTGTTGTTAAAGCAGGTGAACGTCGGAGGCTCGACAAAGACTGTCATCGGGCGAGCATTGCGTGAGTCTGTGACGACTGCCAGCCCGAGTCCCGTGAGCGAGGCTACAAGGGTGCTCTGGGCGCTTGCGAAGATGCCACTAGCACTCATGCGACTTGGCTCCGATTAACGCCGAGGAGACGGTTGATCTGTCCCATAGATCCGACGGATCCTGGGATGTTCATTGCTTCAAAACTGGCAAAGGAGTCAACGCTTCCGCGCTCTCGATAAAGAGCTCCAGCGAGCATTGTTGTCCCGAGTTTGACGTCCGCGCCTGGGACGGTAGTGAGCGAGTCAAAATAACCTGCTTCCTTCCGTCGCCGAAACGCGAACGCGTTAGCTGCATCCGTGCATGAGCCAACGAAGGCTGTGTCGTTTGCGGTGGCGACACTTATTCCGAGCCATGCGAGAACGTCGTTCGCAACGATCCACGTGCAGGTCTGAGTCCAAGTGAGCGTCCCAGTCGGGATCGCTGCACCACGTTCCAGATCTTCACCGGCATCGTAGAAAATAATCTGGTTCCCGATGTAAACGTCGTAGTCAAAAAGCAGGTCGCCTTCGTCATCAACGCCTTCAAAATAATAAGGGTTGACCGCATAGACCGTATGAGTGCCGTTCAAGCCGTGGCCTAAGCCTGCAAGAATGATGCTCTGACCGATGCCAATGTCTGTGTCCTCGAGGGTCTGCACCACGGCGTAGTCGTTTAGTCGCTGGTGGTGAGTGACTGCGAATACTGCCATGATGCAAACTTTCTCGGGTGGTGCTAAGGGTTTAGGCTTTGCGAACGAACTTAGTAGCGTCCATCATGATCGAGCTGAAGTAGCCACGGAACTTGATGACACGACCGAGTGCGCCGTCTGCAAGATCAACGGATACGGCTCCGCGCTGTTGTTCCCAGCACTCGAAGCCAGTTGAGTCGCCGACGTAAAGGTTTGAAACGCCTGCAGCGGTGAGGTTGCGATCGACTACAAGGTTGAGGCCGAAAGCGTTGCCGTTGAAGTTTGAAGCTGCTGTTGTACCGAGGGCGTTTTGTGGGCCGACGTTCGGGAACAATGGGCGACCTGAGGTGTCTGTCAATGCTCCGAGCGCTGCGTAGTAGGCAGGGTTCGTTACGAGGACGTTGGGGAGGTTGCCGTTTGAGTTGTTCAAGATCTGCTCTGCTGAGTTGTAAATGAAAGCAACCCAGTCTGCAGGATCGGTGATGTCGGTGAGTGTTTCGGTCTGGGTGACTCCTGCAGCGAAAGTTGTGCAGGCTGCGATGTCGGTGGCGTTTGCGTAAACGCGTGCCATGTCATCGAGCAATGCGCCGAGTACTTCAGGTGAAGTCATGTCGAGGCTTTCTTCTGACAGTTTCACGAAACCGCCGTAGAGCGCTTTAGTGATTTGGATGTCGTCAACTACGAAAGTTCCTTGATCGAGTGCTACGAGTTCTCCGTTGCTTGCACCGATGGTTGTGTTCGTGGTGACTTTTGGACGGATGAAAACTTTTCCGCTCTGTGGCATTTGGCGTACGCCCATTGCCGTGATGAGGGGCCTGTAGTTCGCCACAAAATTGTTGTAGATGGGCTGGACGATAGGAACTGGCAAGATGCCTGGCAGGTCGTTTGTTACGACGTTTGGTGCAGCTGCAACGATGCGAGAGTTGAATTCTGCGAACTCGCTACCGCCAGCAACGAACTTGCACATATATTCGGCTGCCGATGGCAACGAGAAGTTCTGTCGTGCTTGTGCGTAAAGGATTGGGCTTGTGGGGGTTGTCGCCGACTCTGCTGACTCGGCCTTGATTGCTTCTGACACTTTTTCCTCCTCAGGGGTGTCTAGGGTTTCTTCTTCTATTTCGCTTTCCTCAGGATCGGCCGAGGCTGCGATTTCTGTGATTACTGCTTCCGAGAAAGCAGGAACCGCGACAAGTGAGAGCTCAATGAGCTGTGCTTTTGACACAACCATGACTCCGCCTTTGTCAAACTTAAATGAGACGGGGTTCGCGCCGACGCTGACCGAGTCATACGCGCCAGCCTTCAAAAGAGCGACCGCGTCCTTAGATGCGCGAGTGTCCGCCAGCGTTGCTTCAAACTCGAGGCCTGCATCGCTGTCGGCGAGAGCGTTAACGACTCCGCGAAGTTGGCTCATGTCGTGGTTCTCTAGAAGTTTTGCTGGTTTCTGAGTTAGGTCAAACGCGCCTCGTAGAAACTTGACGCGCTGACCTCCTGAGACAGTTGCAACAACATCCCAGGGGACGGCGATACCGGCGATACGCGCTGGGCGGTTCTCGTCGCCTGTCTCGGCGATGATGAGATCTAGATCGGCGTGAAAATGGATCATGATTACTCCAGGTTATTCGTGTCTGATAGTGGGTTGACTTCTGGTTCTTGCATGACTGACTCGTGCATTTCTGGCGCGTAGAGACCGACGTATTCATCAAGATCGAATTGGCAATGGCGTCCCCTTGGAAGTACGTCGTCCATAGACAAGCGTTCTTCGATGGCGTGGAGAAGTGGGCGAGCGCCGAAAAGGATCAAGTCTTGTCGAGCCTGTTGCGCGTTTGCGTAAGTCATCCCGCTCTGATCAATGGCAAGCAAGTAGGCAGGAATGTCCATGAGGCGCGACATTTCTTTCGTCTGATACTCGCGTCCTTCTACGAGCTGCAGTTTGCTCGGGTCTTGGTCAAAAGATTGGAAAGTCACAAACTCATTGAGAGCGCCGATCGCATTGGATCGACGATTAGCAGCCCAGGCTGCAGCCATTTCTCCGAGCTCTTCGCCCGACATTGGCTCTCCGCCTTTTTGCTGAAGATAGCCAGCTGCGATTTCATTTGAAGCAAAACGCTCTGCTGACTGATCCAGTTTGAGCGAGATCTGTATTGCGCGACGCCCCGAGTAGATGACGCCGAGGTTGCCGTTGAGGAATTGGATCACGTTGCTCGTGTCGAGTGGTAGACCGTTGAACTCAAGTTCGTCTGCTGGGCCGAACCATTCTGGTGGCTGATTGTTAGGACTTTGAACGAGGTTCGCTGGTAGCCATTGGAAAGTAGCAGGAAAGCCCGTGCTGTAGCGCGAAGTTACTGCCCAGAAAGCGCGACCGTAGAGGATGAGATCCTTTGCGGTTTTTGCCATGATGAAGTTGCGAGTGACCTTAGGGTCGGGCCGTGTCATCCATGACTCGCCCTCGACGTAGATCTTTTCGTATTCTTCTCCGTTCCATTGAAGGACGTAGGACTTCATGTCGAGGGTTCCCACCACCGTCGACAGCAGCGAAACCGCGCGAGTGATGGTGGGTACAGATAGTGCAGCTTCTTCGAACGCCCCTACGGTGTACGAATAAAACTGGCCTATCTGCGACGCGCCAGAAGCAGCTCCTAGTGGGGCGGAGTTGTACGCTGGCGCGGTGATCTTTTTACCGAAGAGAGGCATCACCTGGAGTCTCTACCCGACGCGTAACAAAAGCAAGCACCACGGGAAAAGATAGAAAGTGATCACCTACCGAAAGCGATAGCAGCTCTCGCCTTCTGCGTCGGCTTCGCTACTAGTGCAGCTGCGAAGATCATGCACCTTGCCATCGTGATCGGGCCGCTGCTTTTCTGGCTGCTGATCGTGTAGCCCGACTGTGTCTTGACGCCGACCGCTCTGTTGACGTGCTCGAGGAGCATTTGCTCACCGGTATGCACAAGGCGTCCCTCGGTAATGAGCTGACGGATCGTGCTTGTGTGGGTGACAAGTTCGCCGTAGCCGACGTCTATTTTTTTCTTGTCTAGATCCATCGGGGCCATCTGGAATAGCGAAGGCGTGAGCGCAATCTGTCGGCAGGTCTTAGCGGACTCATGCACCTTTTCCCAGCAAGCGCCGAGAGTGTCTGTCACGAACTCCACAGTCACAGCGATCTGTCCTTCGTCGTTGAGCTGTGCGCGTACCCCACAGTAGAGACTTTCGTCAATGCTGGAGTCAACGGCGAGGACGCCCCCCTCTGGCATCACAGAAGTTGTCAACTTGTCAAAGACCCCAGGGTTCAACCACGAGTTAGCGCTCGAGATCCACAAGTTCAAAGATGCTCTCATGAAGGCTGCTTTGTCCACTTGCTCGGACTCATCAACCAAGATCTCGGGATCCAAGGTGTAACCGATCGCTGGGTTAGCCATCGCCCAATAGCCCTTTTCGACCATCGGGTCAACGCCTGGGGGAACACTCCACTCGGCAAAGAACAATTTAGAAAACTTCTTTTCGTCAATAGCGCGGAGCGCTTCCTCCCTGAGTTTGAGCATCGCGTGTGAGTCCTCTGTCCCAGCCGTGCTCCAGCACGACAGCAAGGGAGACTGCATTGCGCGCTGGGATGGGAGAGCGCCATTGAAGAGAACGTCGGCGGAGATGTTCCAGACTTCGTCGGCGACAATGTACGTCGGCGAGAAACCATGAAACGCTTTCGGTGTTGCAGCTTGGACTAGCCAGCGCGACTCGTCCGGCATCACGACCTCATTGCGACCGTAACTCCAGTAAGCCTTTGCGCCGAACTTCGCCTCGAGTAGCGGAGCCAACTGCTCGAAGATCTCCACAGCGAGATCCAACTGGTGAGCGGTAGAGATCACGAGGACTGGCTTGCCACGTCGGATCGGTTCCTTTACCAAGGCCCACAAGATGAAAGCCTTTAGCGCGACGGTCTTGCCATTCTGCCGAGCGACCGAAACCAGAGAACGCCGACGGACTAGATCCCCGTTCTCATCGTGCTCCAGTTGTCCTTGAAGTGCCAATTTTTGCCAGGGCATCAGGTCGATGTTCATCACGTCATGCGCGAGAGCTGCAACTTCGTCTCCGTAACTGCCACATCCCAACAACCCAGACATCAGCCGAGGAGCAATAAGCCCAGGCCCAGGAGCATCAGACACCATCCGCCGAGATCCAGCGACTCCAGGCTCATTCTCTGCTTTCTGGGATAGATGCATGGAAGGGGTCGGG